AAGTTCTGCAGGACTCGCAGTTCCTATGCCTACGTTTCCACCCGCAAGAATAGTCATTTTTTGTGACTCTGAAGAAGTACCATTAAAAAAGTCTATATTTCCTACGTTATCAACTCTAATAGTAGCATTACCAACAAGCGAGCCACTATTTAAGACTTTCATATATAATCCCGCACCCGCAGCATTATTGTCTGTAGCATCTATTTGTATTCTTTGTACTCCTGTACCTGAAGTATGTAATGTTGAAGCAGGACTCGGAGTTCCTATACCAACTTTCCCGTCATAAGTAATACGCATTCTTTCGCCCCAACTTCCGCTGTGAGTTTGAAAGGCGAGATTTCCTGTGGCTGTTCTTGTTCCTATGACACCAGTATTCTCGTTGGTCATAGAACCAATCCAAAGACCCATTGTATTTCCAGAAGTGCTTTCTGCTATAGAAGCTAAACTTACTGTATTAGATGCACCGTGACCTGTGTGTCCTGAGCCTAATAGATAGAGTAATTCACTAGCAGAATTAGAACTACCTGCGGAAAAAGTAGCACTTTGTATATTACCACTAAATGTAGCTGCTGTTCCTGCTAAAGCACCCGTCAAAGTTCCACCTGCCAGTGGTAGCTTGGCTGCTATAGAGTTAGTCAGGGTTGTGTTGAGAGCTGCATCGTTATTAAGAGCTGTAGCTATTTCCCCTAATGTGTCTAGGGTTGCTGGCGCAGAATTTACAATATTTGCAACAGCCGTACTGACAAAAGCTGTCGTTGCTATTCTGGTTGTATTGTTGCCAGCAGATTGGGTAGAGGTAGTTGGATTACCACCCAAAGCAACATCGTCCGCTATAAGCGCAGACGTGATCTGATCATCTGCTATGTTTGCGGTTAAGATTGCATCATCTGCAATGACTCTTGATGTTATTTTTGTGTTTGCCATATTAAGGTGTTGGTGGTGGTGTTGACGATGCTTTATCTACAATATTTAAATCATAAGCTTGCTGTATTTGTGCGGTTTCGCCTGTAGCTATTGCTATTTCATTGTCATTACAATGCAAGATTAGTTTTGAAAGGATAATTTCCTTCGCTATTCTTGCTCTGTTTTGTCCTGCATTAGTTAGCCATGCATCAACGTCAACCGTTACTGATTCAAATGCCTTAACTTCCGCATCTGTTAGTGTAATTGTGTAATCTGCCATATCTTTTCCTTATTATTAACCTAAATAGAATCCTGAAAATGAACCGTAAGCTGTTCCATAAGTTGGACTTTCCCCCATGTTGTAAACTTGCACATAATCTCCTGCACCAAGAGTCAGAACAACAGTCATGTTGAGTCCTTCATATGAAGTATTTCCAGGAATGCACAAGGTGTCTGCGAATTGTGTACTAGCAGCATTCTGGTTTACGCCAAAGAGTATTCTTTCATATGAGCTAGTAGAGTCTGGATCTATTAAAACTGATGCACTAATAAGATATCTTCCTGTACGAGGAGCGGTGTACCTACCAGTTGATGTGCTGTAGTCTGAACCTGTATTGTGGTGTGTGCTTCCAAATATGATGACGTTTCCACCTCCATTAGTAACAGCAGGAGAAGCAGCATGAAAACCACTTTGATACGGAAGATCAACTTGTCCTAAAGCACTATCGCCTGCTCTTATAACATCTGCTATTCCTACCCCTGATACAACTGCCTTTATTTTTACATTACCATTTGTTACGCCGTTTGTGAGGGTTGTATTTGAACCTCCATCATAAAGGTCTAAAACTCCATTACCGTGTGTTATTGTGTCTCCAACAACTAGCGCACCGCTTACTGTTGCTGTACCTGTTTCAGCTACAGTAAATACAGCCGATGAAGTATGTTTCATAACCTTAAATACTTGGTCATCACCTGAGTTACCATTTGAGTCTATTCTTAAATGTATACCTCCTGCAGCATTAAGGAGTAAGTTTTCAGAACCACTAGAACTAGGAGCTTCAATAGTTCCTCCACCTGTAAGACTTAAATTTCCTGCAATAGCAATATCTCCTGATGAATCTATCTGTAGTCTTGTGCCTACATCGCCATCATATATTTGAAAAACATCTGTATCAGTTCCTATGCCCGCACCAACGTACCAATTAGCAGCAGTTGTAACAAAATTTACTGCTGCATTTCTAGATCTATTATTTTGTATCTTTACATAAGCCTGACCGTCTGTTGCTGAATTATAAATCTCTAATTTTTGTGTAGGGTCTGTCGCAGTTCCTATGCCAACATTGCCACCAGACTTTATGATAAGCTCTACAGAATCATTAGACATCAATCTAACATCATGACTTGAACTTGTGCCAATCAACATAGTATTGGCAGAATCTATTCCTGAAAATGCAGTTGCTGTTCCGTTACTTGCTTTTATGCGAGAATTTCCTGAAGAAGTAAGAAGATGTAATAAATCATCAGGACTCTCAGTTCCTATTCCAACTCTTGCATTGTCGTCAAGAGTCATAACGTGCTGTCTATCTGACCAAAATCTCATTTTGTTATCTGAGTTTTGATAAGTAATTCTTCCTTCAGCAGGATAATCTGTATCACCAAATAATATAGAACCAAAATCACCTGAAGAAGTGCCAGATATTATGTTCAAATCAGTATCAGTTGATGCTTGTAAATGAAGTAAATAGTCTGGACTCGCAGTTCCAATTCCAACTCTATTATTTGTTGCATCAACTTTAAGAGTAGTGGTATCAAATACAGCGTCACCTGTAAATGTTGGACTTGCTAATGGTGCTTTGAGAGCTATTGCGTTATTGACTGTAGTTGTAAATGTAGGGTCATCACCCAAAGCAGCTGCAATCTCATTTAAGGTATTCATAGTACCTGGAGCTGAATCTATTAAGTTGCTTACGGCTGTTTCTACAAACGCAGTAGTAGCTATTCTTGTTGTGTTATTACCTGCTGATTGTGTCGTAGTTGTAGGGTTTCCATTAAGATTTACATCGTTCACTATAGAGGCTGAAACTACAGATCCAGTTGCAGGTACGTTTATTTCTGTTTGTGTAAAGGTCATTACCTCTACGATTGCTCCGCTGGTTGGAGCAGTATCAAAAGTTAGTGTTGTTCCTGATACGGCATAATCGGTTTTTTGCTGATAGACACCATCAATAAATACTTGTGTGTTGTTCTCATTGATTGGGGTTATAGATAGCGTAAATGCAGCGCTTCCAGAAGCTGTAAATTGATCGTGGTTTAAGTTAGCACCCGATACTGCTGCTTTAACATGATAAGCAACAATTTTTCTGCCTGTGGCTGGTGCTTCATCAAAGGTAAGAGTTGTACCACTTAAAGCATAGTCACCTTGATTTTGGAATACACCCTCTATGAATACTATTAGGTTATCTTCGCTGTTAGGTGATTGTGATAACGTAAATGCCGTAGTGGTGTTATCGCCAGTAAAAGCATTTTTAACAAAGTTAGTTGTCGTTGTTTTTTCGTCTTCAGCCCAAGTTACGTCTGTGCCATCTGACTTTAAAACGTAACCATTTGCTCCAGCTCCTAAATTAGCTGGGTTGCCACTTGAATCACCAATAATGACGCTGCCTCTAGCAAACCCTGAAGGCGTAGTTAGTTTAGTGGATATTTGTGTTTGTATGTTAGAGGTAACGCCGTCTAGGTAATCAAACTCTGCTGCGGTTACGCCTGTGTCGTATAAATCTTTTCCGTAAGTCAGAGAGGCTGCTGTAGCAGTTGTACCATCTAGTTTATTAAGTTCAGCAGTAGTGACTGTTGCGCCATCAAGGATCTCTAATTCTGTTTCACTTATTTCAGCACTACCTATTGTAAGGTTGCCAGTAAAGGTAGGGTTAGCAATTGGGGCTTTTTCCGCAAAAAGATCTATAAAAACACCAGCCGATGCTCTTAATTCAATTTTATCTCCGCTCGCAAAAGCGGTGGCGCTGGTATTATCCTGCGCCCTAGATACTGTCCATGTTGTGCCTGATACGGCGGTAACTTTTACAATCTCAAGTGCAGTATCGTCAGATTGCTGCACCATTGTGGCATAAAAATAATCACCTCCGCTGAGGGAAGGGAAGCCAGAACTACTTGCAACTGATACGCTTGTAGCGCTAGTGCTTACGCTTGCAGATAGAGTAGTTTTGGCGTTGTTACTAAATTTTACGCCCACTTAATTACTCCTTGTTTAGCTTACTGTTACAGTCCAAGTTATTGTCATAGAGTCAGATGCACCTTTGTTTACAACAGAAAATACTGTACGACACAGCATAGTTCCGCCTGAAGAAGCATTAAACATACCTGCTTCAGTCAAAGCGCCCGTTCCGTCTCCTGCTGCCCAAGTAGCTGTGTAGATTACGTTTGCACCTGATCCACCCGTGGAATCAATAGCATTTCTATCTACTTCAGTAACAAGAGTTGTCTGACCCGCTGCTGCGGCTGTTGTTCCAGTACCGACTCCCATGTGCGACATGACGCTTGAACTTGTGCCTTTCATTCTAGAAGCCACAAACTCTTTACCAGCAGTCACAACTAAGTTGTCAATATCTTGAACTACTTTGTCATTAAGAGATATTTGAAGGCGACCCTTCATTTTTAAACCATCGTCTTTTATCATTGAGTTACCCATTTAGAGTTATTTCATTAAAAGCAAAGGCATTGAAGCGTCCTTGTGAGCCTGGTATATAAAGAACATTTGCACTATCAGTAATAGAGAAACTATCTGTTTTCACTAGGCTAGAAGAAAGCGCAATACTTTCTGCCATACTTTGTGTGTCCGAAAACACTTTTGCTGTTGCAAACACAGCGGAGTCAGAAAAATTAAAGATATTACCTTTATTAACCCCAACTCCCATTCCACTAAAGACATCATCTAAAGTGAAACTATCAGAACGCGCCAAGTTATATGACACAGTTCTTGCAAGGGTTTCCGCCACAGAAAATGTGTCAGATAGTCCTTTGGTAGGAGATAATGCAACTGTATCGGTGTGAGAGAAACTATCGCTTTTATTTAATTGTGGAGCTAAAGACAAGGCATCTGTAAAACCATCTGTTGTAGAAGCTACAGGTCTGCTAAATCCTATGCTAGGTAAATCAGATAAAGAGTGGCTGTCGGTTAGAACCTTTCCTGTAACTCTAGCTAAACTTTCTGTCAGAGTAGGGGTGTCTAATAAACCTTTATTAAAACTAAAAGTTTCACTATCTGTGAAAACAAAAGTATCTGTTTTAACAACAGTTAGCTGTATGGTGAGATTATCTACAAAAGTATATTGATCGTAGAACCATTGATGCTTGCTGTCAGAGTCTGTAACAACAGAAGCAATGATATTAGCAAAAGTTAAATTGCTTTTAGCGTTTACATAAGCAAAGCTTGTCTGAAAATTAACAACAGATAAGCCAGCTGTTAATCCGTTTTCTAATTGATTCGCGCTGGTAGAAGAACCAGATACTTTGACAATAGCTCGTAAAGCCATCGCCTATCCTAAAAGTCAGCCCTGACTTTAAATTTAATTTTGTCAAAGACTGTTTGTATTTTTCCAGAACTCAAGGTTACTTGTATTTCACCTTCATAAGTTCCAGCAGTATCTAAAGAAGAAGTATTCCACCCTAAAGTGCATTCACCTCCTGTAGCATCTGTGATTGCTCCAGTTATGGTGTCTTTAATAGTTGTAGAACCTAATTGTCTAAAGAACATTTGTACTGTAGCACCTGATAAATCTATAGGTTTCCAAGTGGCTGCATTATCTGGATCAAGCGTTTGACCCGAGGCAGCTTCATTGGAATCTTTTAGAGTTACTGTCAATACAGGTGCTGTATCGTCTTTAACTAAATTAATTGTGTCTGAATAAGCCATAATTAAAATCCTGTCTCAAAATTTTTGTAAGTTGCGGTCATCGCTGCACCTGCCCAACCATATTTAACTTTACGAATGGCATCACCCATTTGTTTGTCATAAAGTGTTTTGTTATTAGCGGCTGAAGCTGGATTAGACCATGCTTGTTCAGGCATCATTTGTAAGCGATATAACGTGCCGTGTGCTAATAATTCTGCGTTCCTGTTAGCAATACCCTTATTTAAGGAAGTTGACGTCTGTGACGGCTTTAAGGAATAAAGTACATAAAGGGTTTCTGAAGCAGATGGAGTAGGGGCAAACAAGATCGTGTCATTGTCGGTCATGGTGTAACATTGAGGACTACCGCTACCTTGTTTTTGATAGTATTCAGTAATAGTAACTGCCGTTAAAGGCGTATATGAACTGCTTGCTGGAGTCTGATTTCTAAATACATCAACGACATGGTTTATATCAGATCCCTGTGGTGCGCTTAAGTCGTATTCCTTTTCTCCTGATACTGTAAATACCTCTTCTAATTCTTGAATGTGTATGTCTGTTTTTGTAAAAAAATCTATTGCGGTTTCGCGCATAGCTCTCTCTATAACGAATAAAGGGCATCCTGGTAATTCAGATTGCACTAAGTAAGCTAAGTCTGTGTATTTTATATTTGCCATCTATACCGCCTGTATTCCTGATCTCATATCATTAGTTTGTGGCGTAATTACTAAATCAGCTCTTGTTTTTAAACCGATAGAATTAGCAAAAGATTGATAATGTGTTGCGACTTTTTGCATGTTGCCACCAAAGTCTGAGTCTTTCTGATAAGCCCTGTAGAGCATGTAGTCTAAAATTGCATTTGCGTAAGTATCATCTAAGCCTATGGTGTCTGTACTGCTTGTGTAATTAGATATAGTTATGTCAGCAGTAGATTCACTAAATGCTATGGTAATTTGTACTGAATTTGTAGGGACTGGATAAACGTAAAAATTTTTTGGATCAGTCGGGTCATACATGAAGTGTTCAACTGCTGTATTTCCAGATCCTGTGTGCCAAGAAGGGTTTTGCACGTCTAATACCTTTCTGTCTATTTGTGTAATAGCTTTACCTGTAGCGTTTCTTATAACGTCTACTAATCTTAAAGCGCCTGTGGGTAAAGTTTGTTTGCTAGAAGCTGCACAAGTAAAAGTTGCATTCGTTACTTTTGCGTCAGGGCGTTGCATAACGATTTCTCTCTGAGCATCATTTAGATAGCTTAATAGTTCAGCTTGCGCCCAGCGCGTATTAGTTGTGTCTTGCAACACAGTTTCTGCTCTATCTATTAAGTCTATTACTTTTACAGTAGCCATATTTACCTTTAATGTATGGTTTTATTATCCATTGGAAAAAATCCTAATAACTCTATTAAAGAGTCTTTATGTATATCGCTATCGTTCATAGGTATTGATACATCATGTGGATTTACTTCCTCAAACTCGATGGAAGGCTCAAAATATCCGTCTTCATCAAGATCGCCTAAATGGCGAAAACCATGTGGAGTTTCTATAAATAATTTCATTCTCCAATTATGATTTAAAAAAAAAGTGAGAGAGCGTATCGGGGAATACCTCTCTCCGTTGCAGTTGAGTAATAAACCCTGCAAGGGGTTCTACCTTAACTATCTAAAACTAGACGCTGAACTTAATCACACCACCAGCTGTTGGAACTACAGTTTTATAACCGTAGACCTTCAAGCCTCTAACACCATCACCGAAAGAAGTTTCCATTCTTACAGTTTCTGTGTTTGTGAACTGAGAAGCAAAGCTCATGGCTTTAGGATGACCATAAATAGTATGAGTCTTATTAGCATCTGATCCAGAAGCAGGTTTGAGTAAGTTATTACTCATGTAAACCGTAAATCTGTCGATCATGCCAACACGACCATTTCTAAGAATGGAAGTCCCGTCACCAGCTAAAGAAGCATCTTTAAGATCAGATTGCTTGAGTAAGTTAACGTATTGAGGAGATAGGATGATAAATCTTCCAGTCTCTGGTACGTTATTTTCGTCAAGCGTCTGTCCTGCGTCTAAGATTTTTCCAAGAATATTTGCACTTGTTGTTGAAGTAGCATCTACAACCGCAGGTGTAAATGTTGTGACTATGTTTGTAAACACGTCAGTTTCAACGGCAATTTTCATGGATTCAGCAGCGTCTTGTGCAGCGGCATTCCAGTAATCGAAATTACTTTGTGCTTTCACAACATCGTCTACTTTAAACGCATAGCTCTTTGCTTTGTCTATATTCAGTTCAACTTTAGTAGTGGTTAAATCGGCATACGAGATAGTACCTGTGTAGTCAGCTACAGTAACGTCAGGAACGGTTCTGATAATAACTTTATTACCTTGACCTGATATTTCACCTTCGTAGTCAGTGTTACTAACTTGTGGTAGTACCGTATTGGCATAGAATTTCGCTTGTAATTTTTTACTCCAAACTTCAGAGATAAAATTAGCTGCGGAATTTGCGCCAGCGGATGGGAATGCTGCCATAATTTACACCTTTATTTAAGTTTATGAACTATATGCAAACTATTGAATCCTTCCTTCAGCGTAGGCTTTATCAATGTCTTCTTCGTGTTTAGCAAAGTCATCCATTGACATAGAACCTATTTCGCTTCTAGTCCAAATTCGCTTGTTTGCGCCCTTTAATTGAGATTCTCTAGCCTTTGGTAATTTAGGCTCAGCTTTAATCTTTGCCCGTGCTACCTTTTGCTCTTTCGTCTCTGATGGCTCTACAACTAGACCCATTTCCGTCTTATATTTGTCCAGTAGACTGACGACTTCATCTGAAGAACCTTCCTTAGATACTCGCTTCCAAACAGGTGTTTGGCGCTCTAGCCATCCTTGAAAATCTTCTGAATCAGTCAGACTGTCCACGTCAGGGTGTTTAGCCCTAATGCTTGCAAAGTGATCTTGAAGCTCCTTTTGCATACTGTCTTCTTTAATTTCGGAAGTGCTTTGAGCAATCTGTGCTTCAAGCTGTGCAATCTTATCTATCAAAGGACTAGCCAATTCAGGATATTCCCTCTTAAGATCGTCAAGCGCAGCATTGCTTTGCATAGCCTGCTCACTCCTAACTGTGTCTTTTAACTCATTAAGCTGCTTTTTGATTTCATCATTCTCACGTCTGAGTTCAGCTGCTTCTTGAGTTGCTTTAGTCATCCTTGCTTGAGCGTTTTTTATACGTTCTTGAGCAAGTTTTTCTGCGTCTACAGACTGACCATCCTTGTCTGCTTCTTCAGGAGTCTCGATAGCTGATGTTTCAGTTTCCACAGTTTCTTCTAAAGCTTCTTCGGTTTCCCCAACCGCATCTGCTTTAGCATCTGCTGCTTCTGCTTCAATCTCTGTGTCCTCTGACTCGGAGGGAGAGTCTTCAACGCCGTCTGCCAGCTCTTGATTATTATCTGCCTCTGTCGCTTCGGGAGTAATTAATTCCTCTGCTTCAGATTGGGGTAATCCTTCTGCTGCCAACATGCGCTCAAGCGCTTCATCTGCTTCTTTTTCCAGTTGTACTGGATCATTTTTAGTAGCCATAAACTAGCTAACTCCTTGTGGGTCGCTTACGCGAGTATCCACGTTTATTAAAATTAAGCCCAAAGGTATCCCTAACTGGGGTTTTGAGCCGCCTTATGTACCGCTCTCGCAGTATGTTCCAATTCAAGTAAGAACCTAATTTCTTGTATTCTTCCTTGTTCAATTCTTATTTCCTCTTCAGTCTTTGCTTTTTCAAGACGATCCCTTGATGTTTCCAAGCGGGAGTTGAAGAGGTTCAACACCTCCTGGAATGTTGGTTGAGTCACCAACTGAAGGACTGCCACCGCCTGACTCGGCGAGAGCTTGTTGTAATAACTGTTTTTGTTCTTCTTGGAGTTCGTCATCTGATTTAATCACCTTCTCTGCATCAATATCTAATGATTGAGCTATATCCCTTAATAGGACTCCACGATCCACCATTGATGCGTCAAGTGGATTGCTAACTAGCGATAGGAATTGCAACAGTCTTTGACTCTGCACTTCTTTTTGTATTAATGCGGTTGAGCCTCTAGCAACTATATTAAGATCTCCTTTAGCATCTTCATTGGTACTCCACTCCATAAAGTGATGATACAAACTTTGTATCATTGGCTTGACCATGTACTCGTCTAAATTTTTAATAGTTGATTTAAGGGCTACGTTAGCCGCACCCATTAACATAGACATACCAGTTGCAGTCTGATTTAAAGACTTTTGTTGATCGCCATGAGTGTAGCTGGGGAGTGATGTTGTCTCGTCTGCGAAACGTCTAAACAATTCTATAATATTGTTTAATGAGGAAGCATTATTGGAAGGTTGATAAAAACGAACCATTGGGAATTGAGCATCACCCCCCTCCCTGAGAAAGATTCGCCAAGGATGTAAATCCGTTGGGTCTTCACCTGCCGCCAATAAATCTGTATTCACTTCAACCATAGGTGCGCTAGATATGGCTGTATTGTCTAAATAGATTCTGACAGCTGCGTTCATGGTTTGTTGTGAGTCTCGCATCATACGAGCTACGCCTACACCCCAAAATTGGTGTGGGTTTCTTTCATAAGGAACAATTAAATAAGGGCTTTTGTAGCCGCCCATAATAGGATTAATTTGCGCTTTCAAAACATGGTGGTCGCATATCCACACATTGGCTTGATATTCGTCAGACAGTTCAGCGTCCTCTCCAAGATCAACTCCTGATTCTGAAAGGTCATGCCCGCTAACACATCCCCAGTATTCTAATACTTCAAATCTTGTGCTTTCGGCGTATTCATTAACACCTGATATAGAGCGTCTATCTTTTTCATGCTGAGCTTCATCATGATTTCCATCAGTATGTTTTTCTAGTAGCACATTTAATTTTTCTTTATCAAAGCCAGCTACATTCTTTAGCTCACCAAATTGTTTTCTAGTTAGTATGTGTCTTCTAAATATGCCGTCAGCATTATCCATAGAAGTTGCATATGGATCAGGATAAAGATCAAATATAGAAACAGAATCAACTTCAGGAACTATATCTTCTTCCATAATCATCGAATAGCCTTCCGCCCCTCTACGCCAATGAGTTTGTTTTTCTACTTTAAATGTACCTACCTTCATTGCGCCTGAACCAAATAAACACATTTCTAGGATTGCATCTTTCATGCGTTCATCTGTGTTATTCTCAATAAGAAAGTCTTCTATTTCCAAAGACATTAGTTTTGCACTTTCTCTAGCAATATCTTTAGCGTTATCTCTAATTTCTTTTTGTAGTTCCATAGAGCGTTGCTGAACCAAATCTTCAACTTCACTTATATCCTCTGCACCTGAAACTTGCATAATCTCGGCTACGGCTTGATTAAGCATTCGTGCTTGTCTTAAAGGATCTATATCTGGATTAGGTGTTGGCTCTATACTGAAGAATGGCTCTCCAGGCTGGAAGATCAAATCTATTACCCTAGAGTAAGCTGCCATAACTTTAGTTCTAGTTAAGCCAACATATACTTTAGAACGATTGCCTTGTGCTTCTAACTTAGCCAAAACATCAGGCTCATACTTACCACTATACTGTCTAAGGTCTTTGATCCATTCATCTTCAATCTCAGAACGACTATCTTTATATTCCTCATAAAGATTTTTAAGCCTTGCACCAAAAGAACTTAGTTCTGCACTTTGCTCTTCGGCGTCTTGGTTTTTCTTTTCTGTGACCTCTTTAAGATCAATACCTGATTCTGATAACTCCATATCTGGAGTGTCCATTATCAAGTCTTCATTGTTTGGCATTATTAGTAACCTTTCTTTTTAGTGCTTTTAATTTTTACACCTTTTTTCTTGGCTGCTGCTTTAGCTTTAGCCATTCCTTTCTTAGTGTATGAATATTTTTTATTACCTACTTTTGGCATAGTTATTTCCTTTTCTTAGCTGTTTTCTTTGCATCTGCAAAATTCTTTTTAGTGGGAGCGCCTTTAGATCCAGGTTTTCTCATTTTTTCACCTGAACCTTTTTTAATTCTTTCTTTCTTAGCGTTTATGTTTGCGTATAGTCCTTTCTTTTTTTTCATTTTTTTACCATTTGACTTTGTTTGCCCAGTAAGCAGCTGATAGTTTTCCTTTTGCTATATTCTTAGCATGTCTAGCCTTGAAAGATTTGCGCCTTGCTTTATCTTTATCTGACTTAGGATTCTTTCCAGCTCCACTTACTCCTTGTTGTCCAAAACGTATTAATTTAATAACGCTACCTTCTTTAGCTAAAACTGCATGTGACTTAGTAGGGTGGTTAGGTGTTCTCTTAGGTTTGTTATAACCCGAAAACTTTTCGCCTCTATACTCAATCATCTTCTAGCAGGGTGTCCTCGAATTTTTTTTTTCCGCGCCACCTCTCAAACTCTTTAGTTTCAAAG